GTGACGATGAGGACACACTTTTGATTCATTGGGCTGCTGCTCTTTTGTATCTCTGCGCTCATATGATGGTTGGTCATACCATCAAAGCAAAGAAGCAGGTCAGCAGTTCCCTTTTCCATGAGTATCTGCAGCGCTTGGTTGGCATCCGCACCGCTCCTTTGCGTCCGCTGTGTGCCACTTTGTCCACGTTGTCAAGTGGGCAGTGGTACAAGGACACTCATAGGTGGTATGACAACATCATCCAATCCTTGTCCGACTCGCTCTGGGATGCTCATTGTCGTGGTCTTCCTTTGCTCCTTGCGAGGCGTTGGGCCGTGGCGTTCATTAGTCGCCAGATGCGCGTTAAACTTGCGGATGGAAGTGTTAAGCTGTTGGAATGGTGGACCTTTAGGCACGGGTCACTTGGGGTTCATCCTCTTTGGGTGGGCACCTGGGGGGTGTCTGCTCCAATGCCGGCCATTGATGCTAAGCCAATGCCCAAGTGTGCCAATATGCTGGGGTTGGACTCCCTCTTTTCCTGGCGCCGTCGGCAAATGCCCAACATCTCCTTTGATGAGCAAAACTACCGTCGACTGTTGGCTCCTGAAGTCTATAGCTCGTTGTATGCTCGAGCGCGTGCGGAGGCGCACATTGTTTTTGCTCAGGTGCATTGGCCCGATCGCCATTCAAAGCCGCTCTTGGATGCTTTTGTAGATCCAGTCTATGCTGGTGAACAATGGCTTCTGCAGACCCACCGTGCTTTTCCACCTCCGGATCGTCGTCCGGCCACCCTAGATGAGGTGTTGGGCCGGATGGGTTTGGATTCCATGTTTGTTGGTGCAGCAGGAGGAATCAAGGCAGTTCTGCTGAAACTCCCTCCTTCCAAACTCAACAAGTTTGAGATTCCGATTGGTAAACTTCAGCTTCCTTTGTTTCTTCGAAAGTTGGATCCAGCTATTCAGAGCGTCTTGTCTACTATGCGGTCCCTGCCAATACCGGAGGCTCAGCGTATTTTGGGTGTTGGTCCCGGGTCGTTGAGTCGCCGCTTGCCGGCACTGCGATACAACTCCCCTCACTCCTTTTCGCGTGAGTATGTTCTCAATGTGGTCTACGCTCCCAACGGTTCAGGTAAGAGCACCTTTTGTGAACGGACCCCTGGGAGTGTGGACTTTGATGTGTTGATATCAGCTGCACACGCCCAGGGTGCCATTCATGCAACGTCTAAGCAGGGCATCCTGAAGACCTCCCGAAGCCTTGACCTTCTCGCCGTTTCTCTTCAGAACTCTTCAGTGGAGTGGCTTTTGGGCCAGTACCCCATTCACGAGTATCTTAGTGGTATTGGTGCTCTTCCTAGAATTCGGGTTTGGTTAGTTGATGTTAGCCCAGGCATTCTCCGCGAGCGGCTGTTGGCTAGAGGTTGGACGTTGGAGAAGATTGAGCGTCGCCTTTCTCGTTGGACCTACATTAGATCCATGGTTGATTCTATGGACAAGGCCGCTCCTTTGTTCTTCCCTCATCAACTTCT